ATTGTTAATCTTAGAAACCTTTTTAGACGTACATCCTTTACCTAGGAATAGAAAAAAGAACACGATTGCAAGAATTTGCCATGCCCACTTTTTCACGTTATCAACTAATTTCATAATAATGACTTTTTATTATTTATCTTTAAAATACCAACGCAATCACCGATAACATGATTCCTATGACAACAGAAAAATAAGCTAAGGAGTAATAAAACTGGTTCTTTGAGTATCCTTTATCAGAGAATTTTATTTGAACTATGTATCCATAGAATTCTTCGGTTCTAACTCGATCATAATCAGCGATAACCGAGTCTAGAACCGATTCCTTCTGTAAAAAATCAGTGTATTTTCTCATTTTATCCGAGATAAACTTGAGCTCGGCTGATTCCTGAGTAGATTCATCATAGATCAGAAGTTCAGGATTAAGATTAATCCCGACGTAGAGAAAGTCTTTTTCTCTTTTTAGACCTATAGCCTCGAGCTTTCCTTCTTCTTCCAGTGATTTTATGATCTGAGAATACTTTCTCTTATTTTTTAGAATTCTCAGAGATTTAGAAATAGTCTTTACTATTCTAGACGGATATAAGTAGTCTTTAGTATTCATATCTTAAATAAATGATTTAGCACTTCTTTTAGACTTGGATTTTCCTTGATCACCTTTGTTTTGATGTCAGATCTAATCTTTCGAAGCTTTGTTTTGATTGTATTCTCGTTGATATCATATTTAACTGCAATTGATTTTACTCGATCATTATTTATCATCTTATCAATCGCGATGCCCTTTAGCGTTGGATCCTCTATCTTATAGATTTCGGCAATCGTAATTTCATACAGAGCGTCAAATTCTTCCTCAAATCCTCCAACTTCTTCAGTTGTGAATCCGGCAAAACCATCATACATATCGTCAAGACTAACTCCACTGTCCTTCTTCTTTTTATGTAAGTAGAAGAGGGTCTCATTTCTTGCTATACTGTAGACCCAAGTAGTGAACTTAGCCCTACTTGGGTCAAACTTTTCAACGTTATTAAATATCTTCTTAAAGGACCACTGTAGGGCTTCAGACGTATCGTCATCGTTTTTACAGATAGACCATATGTAATACCTAAGCTTTGGATAAACTAAGCCAGCAAGCTCGTTTCTTTGACGTTCAGTTATAGTTTTTTGATGTAGTCCGATTGCGATTTCCTGAATTCTTTCATTGATTATTTGGTTAGGTGTCTTATTGGATATCATATTCTATTGGTTGCTTATCTTTTAATTGGTTTATTATGTCTACACACTCTTGGCACTTCTCATACTCTTCGATTAATTCAAAGAATGAGATGCATTTTTCAAGGCTTGGAACAAACTTTTCTCGGTTGAGATTTACCGAATAGTCAATGTCCTTTGTTGAAATGCTAATGACTCCAATATTGTCACTAGATGGATTTTTGTAATTTTCGCGGATGGAATAGAGGACCTGATTGTAGATATCTTCTTCGTGTGTCTTAAAGATGTCGTCCAGTGTCTCTCCGCCGGTAGAATGTATCTTCTTCATTGCTGGCATAGGATTAACGTTGTTATACAAATATAATACTTAAAACAATGTTAAGATTTAAAAAATTTAGATCTTATTTTTTCTATTTGATCTAGTGTGTCTATGTCGAATACGTTTTTGGAATGATTTTTAGCCCCTGGGCCAAATGCTTTAGGCGAATTCATCCTTCTAATTTCATCAAAATCAAACCCTGAGCCTCTTCCATCTCCCCTACTTAAGTTGAATACTCTTTCTTCTACTTCTTTAGAATACTCATCTCCCATTCTTTCGTAGGTCTCAACTGCTATTTCCCAAAACTGACTTGACTCGAATATTGAAGACATGTTAACGGACGTCATGGCTAAATCGTCATTTCCGTTTTGTCCTCGATATACTCCGCCTGTAGATTTTCCAAAAGATCCAAGCTCGGATATTGTGTACTCGTCATTTGGAATAATTCTATTAATAGAAACTAAGTATTTAAATTTTTCGCAATATTTAATTTTATTAGTTGGCCCTAGACGTAAGCCAGGCTTAAAGGAAACGGCAGCCTGGGTATGCTTAGTGTATATTATTTGACCTGGCCAATATTGATCATTTTCTCTAAATTGATTTAATAGTATGTCACCCTTATGATTCAATTCGAGCACAATTCTAGTATTGTCTGGATTGAATACATTATAGATTATGTTTTCACATGCTATCGTAAACTGATTTATGTCCAATTGGTTTGATCTTAGATATCCAATTTGCACAAGCGATATTGCGTCTACCTCGTTCTTAACAACTTCCTTCTTTTTAACTAATTCACCTACTGGAAGTGCTACAGTCTTGTATATGTTTAGGACTGAATAATCTGCTCCAATTCCGTCAGCGGTGTCTATGCTAAATACGTAAATGGACTCATCGCTTTTAAATTGATCTACCGTCCAATTCGAATACTTTTTATGAAAGAAAATATATTCATTAAAATAGAACATTTCCTCATTTAAAAATATATTATTATTAACGTATTCTTGTTTAATAATATCTAGTTTTCTTAGGTCTTTAGAGTTCAGTAATAATTTATCAGAAGAATGGAACTGAAGTCCGTATTCCTGGTTAAAATCTTCAACCGATCCAAGGTCTGCAATTTTCTGTTTTTTCCAATCCTCATCTCTTCCTGGAATCTGCCACCAGTCTACTCGAATTGGATAATAACTAGATTCCCTATTTACTGCATCCTTCCAAATTTCCCAGAATTTATTTTTTCCATTTGGTGTAGATGTTATTATGATTCTCCCGTTCGGGTCAGCTGTAACTGTAGGGAATATTGCCCTGTAAAAATCGTCTAGGTTAGCATCATTAATGTGAGCAAACTCGTCGATGTAAAGTAAGTTAACTGTTAAACCAATACCTGATTTCTTAGTTGTTGTTCTACCAACCAGTCTACTATTAGAATCAAATTTGATATTACTTTGATTAATAGTATCAATTCCAGGTTTCATGTAAAAAGGAAGACCTTCAAGAGCTATTCTAAATTTATCGATAAGTTCTTTGGTCGTTGTGAAATTATCTGCAACACATAAAGCTGTTTTTTCAGGGTGGAATAATAAAAACCAGAGCATGAAGATAGCAGACGTCACAGTTTTACCTGTCTGTCTACTTGCCATTAGAATATTTAACGGATTATCTTTATATGCCTTTAGTATTTGTTCTTGGAAATCCCTGAGTCCTCCAGCATCTTTTAAAATCTTTCTACCGCCGGGTGTAGTTATAACACAGTAGTTTATCGCAAAGTATAACAAGCTGGATTTACATTTTGCTAGCTCTTCTATTTCATCAGGTGTATATTCAAATGGCAGGTTTTCTCTTCTTAGATTTATGTCGTTATCTTTAAATGGAGACATTCCAAGCTTTCTAACATCCTTTACACCGTTATTAATATCATCAACTAATTGATTTATCTTTTCAGTAGTCCAGATATAATTATTCTCCTTAGGATCTCCTCCCATCGCAGATATCCTAGTTGAGGAGAAGCCTCCTGATGTAGACATTATATCCTTCATAGATTAAATTTAAATAATTTCGGTCAAATCGATAAAGTCATCTCCCTCAGACTGATTATTATCCGTGGATATGTCTAAATCTGTTTTCTTTAGAAGATGATCCTTGTTTCTGGGATCTATCAAACTGATGTCTCCGTCCTCATCAGTCACTGTAGACTCAGGAAGACTTTCTATAACGTTCTTAGTTCCAACTGATACGAAAAATTTTCCCTCAGAGGTTGAAGATTCTACTTTAACTGAATCTGGATTAGCAGGTGCTTCATTATTAAGCTTCTTATAAGTATCTTCTAGAAACAGAATATAATTGGCTTGCATCTTGGTTATGTTTGCCATTTTATCTTGTAATTGTCCCATTACCTCTAAAAGCCTAGGATGGGTATTGCCCGAAGATATTTCTTCCATCACTTTCATGATGGTTATTTTTAAGGTTTTAAGTTGAAAAAATAGATTCGATATATTGATAGTATCTATTTCTTTCTTGTGTCGAGCATAGTCGTTTTTTTCGAAGATTCCTATATCTACGAAATTCTTAAAAAGGGAATCAGTTATACTTCTTGCTTTTTCGGTAAACTGATCGCTCATTTCTTCAAAATCGTGAGCGCTCTCTGCTTGAAGTTCCTCAGACAATTGATTATCAATTAGCATGTCCTCGTTATCAGAACTAATAGTGCTTAATAGATTTTCAATTTCGTTTTTAAGGTGCTTTCTATTTTCTTTGCTTATTTTTCCTTCTGACATTAGTTCAGTTTGTTTTCGTTCTTGTCTACTGCTGGGTTCGCATAGGTTTTAATCATCTTAACCGATTCAATCCATTGATACACAGTATCATTAGCATTCTTTATGAACTTATCGAGAAGCGAGTTAACTCCGAACATTTGTCCAGAAAGGGTTTTTCTAAGGATGTTATCCTTATAATCATATCCAAGGTGAAGTCTTTTTTCCTTTCTCTCGTATATTGGTCTGTATATGCTATCTTTTAACATTCTTACTTTATTTTATATTAGGTCTAGGGACTATGTCTGATATTTTAATATTTACAGCCCCAAGAGAATCTTCAGATATTCCCTCAGTATACTCGTTTCCATATCTGTCTTTAAATCCTCCTCTTATTATTGGTAGTTCCTTTTCAACTATTATAATATCATTATACTCATCTAATCCCGTTAGATCTGCATTTGAGTCTTTGATTTTAGCGAGCTCATTTTTCTCAGATACTATTGTAATTGCTACAGAATCAACTCCATTAACCTCTTCTACAACCTTAATTAGATCACTTTTTGGAATTCTAGTTCTTCTAGTGTTCTTAGTAAAGTATGCTCCAAGGGAGTTATATATGTCTCTCTTAATGATGTCAATTGTAATATCATCAAATACTATCATGCTTAGGTTTATAATATATCTGGTTACGATAGGGTCTACTATTTTTAAATCGGTTGAAATCAGTTTACTTCCTGATTTTTCTAAGTATCTTAGCAGCTGAGTTTTTTGATATTGACTCATTCTAAATATATCTAAATCAGCTCCGAAATAATCCTGGGAATTTGAAAAGCTTTTCTGAATATTTGGTATTAAAAATAGATTCATCATTCTCTCATCCTCAGGGTCTAGATAAACTGATATTAATGAGAATATATTGAGTCGTCTTAATACTATCTCGTAGTGATCCGGATTAACCAAGGCAAAGCTTTTAGAGTGATTAGGCGCAATCAATCTAGTTAGGTCAGAAGATTCTGGATTTGCGCCAAACATTGGAGGTTGTTCAGTTGATACTATGATGTAATCGTTTAATTCGACCTCATCTCCATTTAAACTAAATCCAGTGTCTTCAAATTCAAACCTAACCGTTTTCGGATCATTAGTTTTGATGTTTCCACCAGGTCCTTCAGTTATGAGATATTCTATAATTATTTCAGATCCGGCTTTAGGTATAAGACCATAATACGTATTTCCAAAATATATGTCAAGTCCTGAGGTTATGCCAGTTTTAGTGATGTATCCCTTTGCTCCAAATGGGATATCTAAAATGGAATCATACTTTTTCCATTTTTCTCCATTCACATATACATTAACATAAAAATTATCTATGAAAAAGTTCTGAGGGCTTCCAATAGAAAAACTTTCAAGAGGAAGCCCTCTTGAAACCACAGTCTGTGTTTCTAAGATTCCTTGTCTTACTTGAATTTTAATCCCATCATCAGAGCCAACTAAAGAG